AGCAATTTCGTCACGCAATTGCAACCTTGCTTTCTTCAATTCATGAAGAACAGTGTCACCATAAAGTCCGGTTTTTTCCATGTTGTCAATGCGTTTGTCCAAAGCGGTGTGTCGCTTTTGTAGTTCCTGTAACTGACTCACTGTTACTCCTCGAATATTGATGTGTTGAGTACGGGTTTAACTTTCTTTGCGGGTTTGGGTTTGTCAAAATTGACTTGGATATCAAACATATCTGGATTGCCGGCTACAGTTGTGCTATTAAGTTGTTTCTTACCGATATATCCGCGACCACCAATGATCTCCATCCAATACTTACTGTAGTTTTCAATGATTGCTTCACTTTCCGATCTTGTCTTTGCGGCAAATATACGCTCCACAATGTCTTCAAATTTAGCATGATCACCATAACGCCACTGCATCATACCTGGGCGACTTTCGCCAGAATCAAACAGTCTATTTGCTTGTTGTACAGCATCAATGTGCATCCAAACATTATGACCCATTAATAACGCATAACTAAAACTATCCCACGATGTTTTGCCTTCTTTGCCATTTTTGTTTAAGTCACCGGGCTTGTATATGCAGATGTCTTTCATTGTCATTAGATCGCTGATGGGGCTTTCTGTAAATCTTGGGAATATGCCATCTGCCACTGTACCCACACTGTACTTGCGAGTATCTGCACTGTACTTTTTATTGTCAGCACTGGCACTCATGCGATAACTCCACTTGTCGTTATCGGGAAATACATTTTCATAATAGACTTGACCATTGGCAGTTGCCAAAAACGGACTTGCACAGTCAAAACTTATTGTAAAACTGGGATTCACATACCGGCGAACATTGCGCTGAATAGTGGTCAACAATACAGCCCACTCTAAACGACTTGTGCCCAAGAAGTGCATCCAGTCATGTATGCCTTCTTGTAGTAGTCCATCATACTTGAGTGCAATCAAACGCTTGAGAATCAAGTGCACATCACACATATTTTGTCCACCCATACCCCAACCATCAAAATGACGTCCAGGATATTTCTTGGGATCACAATAGTCTTTCATTATTTGATACCAATCTTCGGCGTCAGTGTGATTAGCACCCTGCAATACATTTAGGAAACGTGCACCACCATTGTCAACGCCCTTGCGATGTTTAATAAAGTATTCCATATTAAACTTTGTGGCATTGACTGCTTCGTCGTGTGTGCTGATTTGTGTTGCCTTCATGGCATCGGGACGTTTAACAATCCAAGTGGGAATATCCAAGCCCATACCATAGTCTGCAATATTGTCCAGCCATTTTAAAATTGCATCACGCTTTGCTTGTGCTTTGGGGCAACCACTATTGGCTTTCCAATCGCCTTCCCACAAGCCCTTGGCAATTTGGAATCCACCACTGTCACCAACCAGTACACTGCCTGCTTCACGCTGACGTAGCATATCCTCACTGGTATCGGGTTTGGTCAAATCCAAATTGGCATGCCCTCCTGAATACAGGCTCCATTTATAGGGAAATAGGCCTTTTGAACTGTTTAGCCAGTTCATCATTTCCATGTCAGTCAAGCCTGCGGGCATACGTGAGGGTTCCACGTAGTTCATTGAACGTTGATTGCCAATAAATGTAGCATAAAAATTGCTGATTGCCGGCAAAAATATTGCGTAGTCGTTTTGTTTTTGTGTTAAGTTATCCACGGAAGTAATTCACTGAGTTATATAGTTCGTAATCTAATTTGTAATGATCTTTGATATGATCAACATACTGTGTATTATTTAGAAAGGGTGCGAAGAATGATCGAAATTTTTTCCTAATGTCACTTTCTTCAGTTGTGTGTTGATAGTCATAGCCTGCGTATCTATTATCAAATCCTTGATTCTTTAGGAATTGCTGAAAATACAATCTATAATCACTGTCACATTTAAAGAAAGTAATGCGTTTGGGATCGAGTCCCTCTATAAAGTATACTTGTTTTTCAGTATGATCGTCAAGAGTCACTTGATCCAAAACCAAATCATAAAATGGTTTTCGTGCTTCGTCTAAATCCAAATCTCTATGATAGAGAGCAAAATATTCACATACTCCACTGAGCCAGCGATCCAGGGGTTCACGTAGTACCACCATAGCATGATTGTGAGTCATGTGATCATAGTAGTAATTGTAAAACTCCCATCCCAAATCTTTTAAATTTGGTTTAGTCCAAGAACTTGCGTTCTTGGGAATGTTGATATACATAAGTGTTGAGTCAGTTTTGCTCATACAAGTACCAAATGTATGTCCACGCGGGCTCCAATGTTGATGGAATAGCGACATTATTTTGTTTGTGCGGGAATAATGTATTCGTATTCAATTAAACCACTGTCCACAGTGATCTTGCTGGCACCTTGGTCACTCATTTTAAATGTTTTGTCTCCGGGCAATGCAAGGATACCCAATACAACACTAATTGGCCAATGCCAACTTTGTTTTGTAAAGTGTCCACTCAACCCGCTGGCAAATACCAAATTACCTGCATGAGTATTGGGATCACCAAAGTAAAAATGCAAGTTGCCATTTGCGTCTGTTTTGGCAGTGAATGTATTTTCTTCACTGTTGGCACTGGCTTGGTAGCGTAGGCGTTGTATATTGGCAGCAGTGGGCTCAAAGTCCACATCCCACTTAACACCTTTAAACTTAACAGTCTTTAATTTGTCATTGATAACGTTGGCATCCATATAACGATAGTCGTTTTTAAAGTCACCAGCGGCGTTTTCAAAGTGAATACCACTGGGCACTGTTTCACCTGCACTATTTTGCTGTGTCTTAACTGTGACTTTGGCATTTTCTCTGTACTCATCAATACCCAAAATTGTTTTTAGTTTGGCCAAGTTGGGCATACCAAATGTTCCAATAAAATCTGGATGTGCTGATTTAAACTTTGCTTCTAAAATAACGCTACGGTCTTCACTTACTGTATTGATCAGTGTTTCGTCTTGTGTGCCTGTGACCTTGACTAGATCAATGTTACCTAATCCGTTTGTGTGTTGTACTATGTCTTTTAAATAATCTTGCATGATTGCTCCTATGTTTGATGATTGTAACAGATGTATTTAGATCTGTCAATGGGTTTGATTAAATTTCTCGGCGTTTTATTTCGCCTAATACTTGGTGTGCTTTGACTGTGTGTAATGTTCCGGGCTTTTTAACTTCCAACCAACTTATGTTTGGAGTATAATCAAACTCTGCCGCTATCTCATAACCCAAACTTTCGCATATGGGGATCAATAGACTTTTGGGCATATAAGTTTGTGCAACGTTCTCAGCCATGCCCGCACCAGCAGGAGTATCCCCGTTGTTATAACTAAACAAAAATATGCCTCCTGGACGAAGCAAATCTTTTAATTGCTTGAGTACCTGAGTAACAGTATCCAAACTAACATAGTTGAAATGACTCCAACTGAACACAAACGCAAATTGATTTTTGGGCAATGCGCTTAGATCATGATCTTTCATTACATACTTTCTCAGTCTTGCTTGGTACGCATCTGGAAACTTTTTATTGGTACTGTCTAAGAATTCGGGAAATTGATCCACTATGTATAAGGGATCAGCGGCCACAAGATATTGTGTCCATTCCCCATCCCGGCACCCTATTTCCAATGCTGGATAACGCCAATTGGTGTGCAACAATATACGTTGTTTAACATCTTGTTCTATATCTTCTCTGAGATGTATTCTACGTTGATTGCGTACATTTTCAATACCACCAGTGCGTTCTTCTAACTCGTAACTATCGGAAAATAATTTATGGGCCAAGTCTGTTATTGTATGATTAAGATCACTTATTAACAATTCAGTCTTTACTGTGGATTCGGCTATTTGACGGCCAATCTGCTCATACTCCTGGGCCAGTGTATCGATAAACTTTTGGTGTTCATCGCTAATAACCGGAACCTGTAATTTTATATTGGCAATACGGTTACTCAAAGCATTGAGCGTAGACACCTCGTGTGTTACATCAAGACTTTGAGTAAGAGATTGTTTTAGTGATACTAAATCATACAGTGCCACAAATTACTCCCAAACAAACAGCGTGTCAAATGTACTGCTGATGTCAGTATTCTCAGCAATGCGCCACTCCAATACACCCAATAAGTTCTCTACCTTTTGATCTACAATTGTGGTTTCCATTTTGTCATTGTCAAATGGTAAGTCTTTAAACCATTGTGGGATGTGTAATACATCAGTGGGATAACCAACACTGGTATAGCCTAGGGGATTATCCTTTAATTTGCATACAATAGTTTTCATACCATCAACAATAGCACTGCTATAATTATCGGCGTGCATACGTTTTAAACTGTTCCAATTCATTGCGGCTCTAACGTGTCCGGGCATGTTGGCTTTGCCCAAACGTTGCTCATCAGCAGTATACTTGGTCAAGTTGTTTACACGTTTAGGTGTACCTTTTTCCCAAGGAGGCAGTGACTTGAATTGGATCTTAAATTCTTTTATCTTTTCAATGATACTCTCTCTAGTCTTACCAGTCAAAGCATCTAATAGAATGTCACTTAAAAAGTCTTGTACAACTTTGGGCGTATCTGAACGCTTTAAGTCTAAGCCCATGGCTTTTACTTTGCCCGGACTGCCATCCTTGTCCAATCTTTTGCCTTCTTTGTCTACAATAAGAACAGCATAACGTTTCTTCTTGATAAACAGACCCTGACTGGCAACAAGTTCACGTCCGCCTTTGATAATAGCACCCATCTCTCGGGGACAATGAAATGCACGTTCCATAAATGCGGGGAATGATTCGTTCACACTATCTGCAATACTGTCATACAATTGAATACAAATATCTTTGTTCCATTCCATTGTACCAGCGTCAACTTCCTTCTTGACTACCGGCCAAGCGGAGAAGTAAACTGAGTCAGTGTCACCATAGATAATTGCTTCACCAGTGTGATCATATTTTCCAGTAATACATTCATTGGTATGACTGTCCATGTGATGTGCAATAGCACGACCTGTTAGTGTTGTGCTTTGTCCAATACGCTTGTCAAAGAATCTGCAGAACTCGTTAAGAATAGCACCATACAAACTGTTTAGGTTAATCTTTTTGACCAGTTGACGTTTGTCCCAATAGGCCTTGTCCTCTTCGGTCTCTGCTTCTTTGAGTTTGGCCTGCATTTGCTTACGTTCAGCATACCAACGCTCCAGCAATGCAGGTATAATGCCCTTGGTGTCATATTTAAATATAGTACCATTTGCACTCAACACCCAAGGCTTGTTACTGTCAAAAATAATACGCCAAACTTCTGCGGCACTGTGCACACTTTCCCTGCCATCTTCCCAGTCAATTGTGATTTCTGTACCCGCCTCACCATTCATTACACTGGTATATTCCAAACTACCAAACAAACCTTCCCACGCATCTGTTAGGTTGTCTCCATTGACTTTTAACTTCTCACTGATATAGTGATCAGTCATTATGGGTCTTAACTGTCCAACAATTGTTTCCGGCCCCATGTTAAGGGCCCTAATAGCACTGGGATAGAGCGAGTTGATGTCAATTGCTCCGATGTCCTTGTGCATACCTTTTTTGGGGTTAGCAACATAGGCACCTGCGGCTTGCGTATTTCCTTTTTCATCACGACCCTTTCTGTTAGGAACAATCATACCACGACTGTGTGCTTCATTTATAATTGCTTGCTCTGTTACTGCCACTGCACCCATTGTAGTGGCAAGCAACACTGTGTTATCGTGAGCAAGTTCATTAGCAAGGTCCAAGAAGCGTAGTTTCTTGTCAAACTTACTAATAAGCACGGTATCTTGTCTGTTATAGGTTATGAACTTGGGAAAGTCTTTGTTGTAAAGTTGATCCAAAGTTCCCTCGTATGGAGTCTTGTGTTCACCAAGTTCATACTCGGCAATCGCATCCAAACTATAACTATGTCGTTCTTCGTAGGTGTACTTGCGGTATAGTTGCATATAGTCCATATGCACTCGGCCCACTAAGTCAAATGTACTTTGTTGTGCACCAAAGCGTTCAAACTCACGCTCTTTGGGCAACTGGTTCCATAAACACAAACGACGTGTGTCATCTTTGCTGAGCACACGAATAATTCGGCCCACAGTATAGGGTATATCATAGCCCTCACTGTTCCAGCCACTTACAATGTCTGCATCTTGTATCAAGTCCATGAAGGTGTTTAGCATGTCTTCTTCACGGTCAAACAAGAAACAGTTTTCAAACTGACTACAAATTTCTTCGGCACTGGCCCAACTATAACTCTTGGGAGGAATAACCAATGTCACAAGTTTTTCCATCCAATCCAAATAGACAGAGATAGCAGTAATTTTATTAAAGGGATCTGATGTGGGAGCATAGCCGACAACGGGATCGAAGTCTACCTCAATGTCGAAAAAAGCAGTTTGTAATTTGGGGGACGTCGCACCCAAGTAGTTTGTTTCCAAGCAACGGAATATGGGATTAATGTCGCTTTCCCATAGTCTTGTGTTGCTGAGTATTTTCATTTCCTTTTGATACTCTTTACTGCTCCGTGAGTGAAATCTGCTCACGGGAGTATCAAACATTGTGCGGAATTTGCCTTTGGGATCGTCGTAATAAAAGAGATATTCTGCAGGATATTCTTTATAGACTCTCTCACCATTTACACGTTCAACAACGTGTATTCGATCTTTTGCGCGATCGAAGATTGCGTCAACATAACTCATATTTTTCCTTATGTAATTTCGAGCTTACACTTACTCTACATGTTGGTATAGCCAACGACTCTAAAATATTTACCTTAGTTACTAAGGTTGAACCAAAATTGTTTGCTATACTTGCTCCAAAGATCCAACAGATTGCGTTGTTCGTTTCCACGTGCCATTAGATAGTGTTCTACTACGCTGGGTGCCATATCTCGACTGGTGACAATGGTTCCTACATCTCGAGTATAGTGTGCCCATTCATAGTCTTCCAATAACACAACAGGCATAAACTGTAGTGCTTCCAATACTGCCAAACTAAAACATTCATTCTTACTGGGTATAAATGCCACGTTGCACTCACTCATGAGTTTGAACATTTCTTCTCGTTCGCCAATACCAAAGGTGTGTACCTCTGCACCCGCAAATACTTCACTGTCTCGATCATGTGATATAACAGTAGGCACAATGTCAAGTTTGCGAGCCAACTCCATAAACTCTCGTGCACCCTTGCGTTCACTGCTGTCGCCAATATACATTAGGCCACGATTGCGATATTTACTATTGGGATCTGCTACAGGATCAAATGGAACTGGTGTATATACTGGTCTCTTGGGCTTGAGATTATTGACCAATACAGTAAGACCAATACGCCAATCAGTTGTTTCAACCACTGCTTTTTGTGCACTGACCCAGCCATCATCCAAATAGGTATAACGCCCATCTTTCATTAATACATCACTCTCATGTATAACGAATACACCATCTGTGTGTTTGACACTCGCGGCCCGGTAACTGGGAAGATCATGGGCTATAACCAAGTCAGCAGGTGGCATAACATCTGCCATATCATTTACCAAATGATCCTCTAATTGCAACCACACATGTCCATCTCGCATGTTGGGCACATACTTGGTGACTTCATTGCAGTATACGATTTCATCAGCATGAATTGGTTGTGTGGGTTTGGTGTCGCTTACAAATATTACTTTGTGTCCTTGACTGCGTTGCAGATCCATAACGGCATTCATATATCTCACAATGCCGTTGGGTCTTACCAACACACTACTACAAGTATGAACAATAGTCTTCAAAGTGTTTTTCCAACTGTTTCTAAAATTGTGTTTAATTCATCATGATCACGATTAGTTTCACCCAGTCGTGCTTTGTGTGCAATTTTGATTGCTTTCTTTAATGTAGCAGGTTTGATTTCTAATTCTTCACCAATTGCTTTGATGGTTTCATTGAGTCCAGTATTCAAGTCTTCTACTTCTTGTAGTACCTGCATACCTTCATTGATCAATTGTGTTAGTTTGATCTTCGCATCACCATTGAATGTGCGGTTATAATCACTCATATTTTTCTCCTTAATAAATCTATTATACATTGAATATTGCAACAATGCAACTCTATCCGGCAAAGTTTTCCAAAAGTTCTATGACAGCGTCTTCCAATCCGGGCTCATTTACGTAATGACCTACCCAATTCTCATCATAGTAGATTGGGAGATCTATCAACAAATAATTTGATGGTGCTGATTCCACTTTTGTTTTGTTATTAAAATAGTTGGGGTTATTGTCCAATTCCATTATATACTTCTTGGCCTCCATTTTGTGATGAAGTCGAGTATTGCCTATATGTGTTTTTCGATTGGAGTAACTCCATAATTGAAACTTGTCCGTATTAAAGTATGAGGTTTTAACATAGGACTCAATGTTGGCTATAGAAATAGGCAGTTGGTGATTTTTTCTAGTCTTAAAAAATGGCCGCCAAATGCTAAACTCCCATTTCAAATTAAAATAATTCCACCACCACCAATCAGCAATGCTGTCAATTCCCGGCGGTTGTACCTCTAATAGGTTATTTGATACTTGCTTGGCGTACCAAGGACCAAATCCTGTTATATCATTATACCATTGTTGCCGGGCACTGCAAAAGTAAGTTTCAATCGAGTCTCCCAAAAATTTAATATTATCTTTCCATGGATCCAAATGATTGTTGGTTGCTAAAAGAGATGCATACATACCAACACTGGGGCCGAATATGCAATCTCCCGGATCTCCATGTAACAATATATATTTGTCTAAGAATTCATCAGTAACGTCTAAATCAAAAAAGGAAATGCAGGGGTGTTTGTTGGATATGTATTCCCGGTAAAAATTAACATTTTCCTTAATAGATGCAAGGGTTAGTACTATTGTTATTTTTTCTAGATCCTGACTACTTAAATTTTTAATAAAAGAACTCAACACTGCTGTACTATCAATCCCACCACTCCACATTATTGCTATGCGTTTGCCCTGCTGGTTTGCAATGTCATTTATTTCTATAGCACGTTGATCTAATAGATCAGATAACCTGTCAGGTATTTCCACTAGATTGGGCGGTGTAAATAACTTGCCCGATGTCACATCCCATGGAGCAGACAATGACCCCTGTCTGGGTCTTACTTCATGGCACCCAAATACACCCATAGTTATTGCTCGTTGGTACGTGCCGTATACATTTGCTATGTCCCAGTGCCGCATAGTATGGGTGCACACGTGTCTGCTTGATTTGATGCCCTCTAAGTGATTCATACCAATTTCCCCACCAAGTAAGTAAAATAATCAATCCGCAATTTATTACTGCTTGCTTCTAAAAGATCTTTGACTTGTTGTTGGATTACTGAAAGTTCCAATGTTAAGTCCAGTTTAAACAGTACGCCCAATACCTGTTCTCTTATTTTGACAATATTATTTTTATATGACTCAATTGCTACTAGATCGGCATCGTATATATTTTGAATTGTTGTATCTCCGGGCATCAAATAACCAAAGATTTCTCGCTCGGCTAATATTTTATTTTTTCTGTCAGCAATGTCGGATGTTTGTTTTTCATCATAGAACTCAAGTTCAGTGAACAACTTATGAATCAAATAATACAGGTACATTACCTTTTCTTGTTCTAATAGAAGTACATCATTGACCTTGATCATTGACACCTTATCATTCTTAACTTGTAAGTTGATGCATTTGACGTTGTCAATAAGTTTAAAATTTTTAATATCGGATAATTTAACCACAGTATATTGGTGGAACGCCAGTATTATCTCAAGGGCTTTTAGTATTTTAAAACTCTGATCTACTAGAACAATGCAGTTAGTGGAATTGACCAATGCCCATTGATCTGATATTTCTTGATTTGAAATACCTGAAAAATAGTAAGGTGAATGTACGTTGCTTAACATTCAGAAATTATAACATATTATAGAAATAATCGCAAACGTTTTGGTTCCAGGGCAAGCCATTATGTTGCCAATCTCTTGCCAAATCCGTGTAATTGGTGCCATCCTGATTGTGTAATGATTTGGTGTAAACGGGAATATCGCATAGGCTTTTGAGCATCAACTCATTCTTGACCTGTTGATATTTTTGATATCCAGAATCCAAGAATAAATCCGGAAACTTGCCAGTATGCCCGTGTACATTGTAGTAGTGATATTCTTGACCTATTTGCACTTCTCTGCGACTTGTATCTGGCCACAATACAAACAGATATTTGGGTTTAAGAATATCCAATGTTTTATAGGCAACACGTACAATATAGTCACTGCTTTGTCCGCTAATTGCTAGATTATATAATTTTAATTTAGGATCAATCTTATCCCTCAATAGCCATGGCCATGCATGTTCCGTGGGCAAACCAAAGCCCAAGGTATGACTGCATCCCAGTACCATAACTGCCTCAGCACCTGGTTCAAACTCATCACTCCTAAAGC